GACACAGGAACCCGCGCCCGAAGCCCCTAGTAAGAGGCCAGTATTGGTAACCCCCACGTTCGATACCCCGTTACCCCCCTCGTATCCGCGTAAAGAAGAAGCTATTACTGATTTGAAAGAAGGAGTAAGGGTAGCTGCAAGTACCGCGACGTTACTAAATAAACTAGGGATGTCCGAAGGTATTAATACTGCGGAGGAGGAAGAAGGACCCGATGTTCCCACTGGGTTACTTGACCCTACTGGGCTATTTCAACAAGCCTTCGGGGCAGAGTCCCCAGATATACAAAAGGCCAAAGCATTAACGGGTGCTGGTAAGCGTGGCTCCAAGAAGTCCAAAAAACTGGATGGCACTACCAGCGTGGCCCCTGCCGAATTGTTTGATACTTACACGGCAGTAAAACTTGCTACGATATTAAGCGAGTATGACAAACGTATTATTGCGGATACGGCACAACTGCGTACCTATATTACGAATCGGCTGCTTGAGGAGTCCAAGTGTGGGGATACCAAGCATGAGATACGGGCTTTGGAGTTACTAGGTAAGATTTCCGACGTTGGTTTGTTCTCCGATAAGACCGAGATTACCGTCACACATACTACGGACTCTCTGCAACATGCCATAAAGGATAAGATTGGTCGCCTGATGGGTATGGTCGGGGACGACATACAGGACGTAGAGTTTGAAGAAGTTGAGGAAGAGGACGAGCCTAAAACTATCGCAGACGAGGAAGACTAGAGGTAAATAGTTATGGACCCTATTCTCCAACACCATTATACGAACGTGGCTGAAGGAAAAGCCGTCGAAAGAATGAAATTTGATTCTGAAGGACGAGCTAATCCAGTTTTATACACGGTACACACCATGCAGGTGGATATTGGGGGAGTTCCAACCTTAATTCCTTCTGTGTGGGATGGTCAGGTTCTGGGTACACAGGACGCTATTGCCCGTGCGATAGACTCAGGTATTCCGTGGCCGCAGGCTTCAGATCATCCTACTTTACGGCGTCATGACATAGAGCTTCATAAGCAAATTTCTCCTTTATCCCCGGAAGAAGCAGCCAAAATACTTGAAATGGGGAAAAATGAAATGCCCAAAGATTATCGCGAAGGTGGGCGGGTGAAATTAATTTAAAAATGAGTGCTGTTGCCAAAGACACGCGACCGTACAATAAGACCGAGGCGTTGCTTCCGCAGTTAACCGCTGTGGAGCTGGATAACCTGTTAAAACTGTTGCCGCATTTGAGTGAGAAAGAGCAGCAGGACATCTTCAACGATTTAGCGGCGTACGAAACGTTGTTAGCTAAGGAAGAAGCGCAGGTAAAGTTTATAAAATTTGCGAAATTGATGTGGCCCGAGTTTATATTGGGGCGGCATCATAAGATCATGGCCGATGCGTTCGAGCGCGTACTAAATGGTGAGTGCAAACGCCTTATTGTTAATATGCCGCCGCGCCATACCAAGTCGGAGTTTGCGTCTTATCTACTTCCAGCGTGGTTTTTGGGTAGGTTTCCGGGCAAAAAGGTCATTCAGGCCTCGCATACAGCCGAACTGTCCGTGGGGTTTGGTCGGAAAGTACGTAATCTGGTCAATAAGGACGAATACAGGGATATTTTCCCTGACACGGCCCTTCAAGCTGACTCAAAAGCGGCAGGCAGATGGAATACCAGCCTTGGCGGTGATTACTTTGCTATTGGTGTAGGTGGTGCAGTTACCGGTAAGGGTGCTGATTTACTTATTATTGATGACCCACATAGTGAGCAGGAAGCGACTTTAGCAGAATCCAGCCCTGAGATTTATGACAAGACGTACGAGTGGTACACGTCTGGTCCCCGTCAGAGGCTTCAGCCCGGTGGCGCTATTGTGATCGTCATGACCCGGTGGAGTAAACGGGACCTGACGGGCAAAGTTATTAAATCCAGTGTGCAAAGAGAGGGCGAGGAGTGGGAAGTCATCGAGTTTCCCGCGATTATGCCGTCAGGAAAGGCCCTTTGGCCTGAATTTTGGTCACTTGAAGAGCTGAGTACACTAAGAAACGAGCTTCCGCACTCGAAATGGTCCGCGCAGTACCAGCAAGACCCCACTTCTGAAGTAAGTGCCATTGTTAAACGTGAATGGTGGCAGATTTGGGAGAAAGAAGACCCTCCCCCATGCGAATTTATACTAATGTCGTGGGATACAGCGTTCGAGCGGAATACTAGGGCGGATTACAGTGCCTGTACGGTATGGGGTATTTTCTATCAGACTAACGACACCCCCTCTGATTTCGATAATGACGCAGAAAACGAAAGAAACGACCGGTTAAGAGGTGTACCACAAGCAAACATTATTCTGTTGAATGCTTACCGAGACCGGTTGGAGTTTCCAGAGTTAAAACGGCTCGTTCTGGAAGAGTACAAAACGTGGGAGCCGGATAGCATCATCATCGAGAAGAAAGCGAGTGGTGCACCGCTCATATATGAGTTGCGTTCGATGGGCATCCCCGTACAGGAATTTACCCCGACGAGGGGCAATGACAAAATCACACGACTAAACGCAGTATCTGACATTTTTGCATCGGGAAGGGTATGGTATCCGCCTACGCGATGGGCCGAGGAAGTGATAGAAGAAATCGCGAGTTTCCCATCGGGCGAACATGATGACTACGTTGACTCTACATCCATGGCACTTCTACGATTTCGTAAAGGTGGTTATATCCAGACAACGATGGATGAGCCTGAGGACGAGTATACCGCCAAGGAACTTTGGCAGTATAAGTTACATGCCAATAAAACAGCGTATTACTAGAGGTAACAGTTATGGCTGTAGATCCAACTGCACCTGAACTAGAAGTAGTTCTGCCTGATGGGCGTCCCATTTCTGAGTTTCAGGAAGATCCGGAAGACATGGGTACGGTCTTAGAGTTCGATGTTTCCCCCGAGGGAGGAGTCCAGCTAGCGTCTTTAGCGATCATAACTCCTACGGACGAGGCGGAAGACGATTTTTATAAAAACCTTGCTGATGAAATAGCGGACGAAGATCCTGATGTTTTAGATGCAGTTGCGTCTGAACTACTGAAAGATTTTGAAACCGATTTAAGTTCTAGAAAGGACTGGCTTCAGACCTATGCTGATGGCTTAGAGTTACTAGGATTAAAACTGGAGACCCGTACTGAACCGTGGTCTGGTGCGTGTGGGGTTTACCATCCTTTGCTAGCGGAGGCACTTGTAAAATTTCAGTCTGAAACGGTAATGGAAACGTTGCCTTCCAGCGGCCCTGTTAAAACAAAAATCATCGGTAAAGAAACACCAGAAAACCAACGTGCAGCTACTAATGTTGCTGCTGATATGAATTATTGGTTGATGGATAAGATGCCGGAGTATCGTGGCGAACACGAACGTATGTTGTGGGGCTTAGGTCTTTCAGGCAATGCGTTTAAAAAAGTTTACTACGACCCAACAAGTTGTCGCCCTGCCTCTATCTATGTACCCGCTGAAGATATTGTTGTGCCTTATGGCGCAAGCAGTTTGGATTCTGCAGAACGTGTCGCGCACGTCATGCGCAAAACAGAGAACGAAGTTCAAAAATTACAGGCGGTCGGGTTCTATAGAGATGTTGAACTAGGCTCTCCCGAAGGTGCTGCGTATGCAGATGAGATAGAGAAAAAGATTGCGGAAAATATGGGTCTTAACCCTGCCGCTGATGACCGGTACATCATTTTAGAATTCCACGTTGACCTAGATTTAGAGGGATACGAAGACGAGGATGAGGATGGTGAACTTACAGGAATTGCGCTGCCGTATATCGTTACGCTTGATAAAACGAATGAGACAATTTTAGCAATTCGTCGCAATTGGCTAGAAGACGACCCCAAGAAAATGAAGCGGCAGCATTTTGTGCATTACCCGTACATACCCGGCTTTGGGTTCTATGCGTTTGGTTTAGTGCATCTTCTCGGCTCGTTTGCTAAGTCAGGAACTTCATTGATACGTCAGCTTGTTGATGCTGGAACACTAAGTAATCTTCCCGGCGGATTTAAGACTAAGGGGATGCGCGTTAAAGGTGACGACACACCAATATCTCCTGCCGAGTTTCGTGATGTTGATATTGCTAGCGGTGCGCTTAGAGAAAATATTATGCCGCTGCCCTACAAAGAACCAAGTCAGGTTCTGTTTCAATTGATGCAAAGCATTGTTGAAGACGGTAGACGGTTCGCGTCGATTGCGGATCTTAAGATTAGTGATATGTCGTCGCAATCCCCAGTAGGTACGACGTTGGCTATTCTTGAGCGCACATTGAAGGTGATGTCGTCGGTGCAGTCGCGTGTTTATGCAGCGATGAAACAAGAGTTTAAAATTCTTGCTCATATTATTAGAGACGACACACCAGCCGAATACTCTTACGAACCCCTACAAGGCCGACCTTCTGTTAAACAGTCGGACTATGACATGGTTGAAGTGATTCCGGTTGCTAACCCAAATTCTTCAACGATGGCCCAGAAAGTTGTCCAGTACCAAACTGTACTTCAGCTAGCTCAATCGGCTCCTCAGTTATACGACTTGCCACAACTACACAAACAGATGCTAGACACGATAGGGATAGAAAATGTCGAGAAACTTATCCCGACTGAAGAAGACGCCAAACCTATGGATCCGGTCTCTGAGAACATGGGGATTATGACTGGTAAACCAGTTAAAGCCTTTATACACCAAGACCATGAAGCGCATATCCGAGTTCATCTAAATGCAGCGCAAGACCCGTACATACTAGAAATTATGCAAAATAACCCTAACGCGCAGGGAGTGAATGCGGCTGGGCAAGCGCATGTTGCAGAACATGTAGCATTTTTATACCGCGCTAAACTGGAAGAACAGTTGGGCGTACCGCTGCCGCCGCCTGATGAGCCACTACCAAAAGAGGTGGAGACAGAACTTTCGCGCCTTGCGGCTCAAGCATCCGAGAAACTGCTACAGGAAAACACAGCTCAGAAACAACAGGAGGCTGCACAGGAAGCCGCACAGGACCCCGTTGTTCAAATGCAACAGCAAGAAATGCAGATCAAACAAGGAGATTTGCAGCGTAAAGTCGCGAAAGACCAAGTAGACGCTCAGTTTAAACAGGCAGAACTTGCTGTCGATACGAAGGCTAGGGAGGTGGAACTTGCTTTGGATGCAGAGCGTATTCAGTCGGAAGAAAAACAGACACTCGCTAAAATTCTAGCCGACAGTCATAAGGATGAAGAAGAATTAAACGTCAAACAGTTGATTGAAGGAGCAAAAATGGGTATACAGACCGCTGCCATGGGTAATAAAAAAGAGCCAGATATTACAGAAGGTAGCGAATGACCGTTTTTGATTTAATTGATAAAGAAATAGCCGACAAACATGATTCTCTCTTAACAGCTTTAAGTGCGGGCCATGTAAAAGACTATGCTGAATATAAGTACATATGCGGAGCTATAAGCGGACTTCTTGGGCTTAAAAATTACATTAATAGTATTAGAGAAAATTTAGAGGATGAAGAATATGGGTGATAGCGCGGAAGCTTTGGTTAGTATTAGCGGCGAAGAGGTAGCGACACAATTACCGGAGCCTACTGGAGCTAGCATCCTTTGTGCTGTCCCCGATATTGACGCTCAATTTGCTAACGGGATACTAAAATCAGAAGAAACTAAGCGTAATGAGGAAATACTATGCGTAGTCTATTTCGTTGTTGCTTTGGGTCCTGATTGTTATCAAGAGCTAGATAAATTCCCATCTGGCCCCTATTGCAAGAAGGGTGATTTTGTTCTGGTTGCCGCTCATACAGGGGTTCAGGTCAGTATTCATGGGAAAGCTTTCCGCATAATTTACGATGACCAAGTAAGGTCAGTAGTCGAAGATCCTCGTGGGATTCAGAGATAACAACCGTCTAACATTAAAAGGATAGTTCTATGCCACAAACAGCATTAGAAGAGACAGAATTAACTGAATCCGTTGTAGGGGATGCCCCAAAAGCTGAAACAGCTCCTGTAGAAAACGAAGAATTTGAAGTTATTGTTGAGGACGATACACCTCAGGCAGACCGGGAACGTGCCCCAATGCCGGAAGCTATCGTAGATTCCCTTGAAAATGATGAACTAGAGGAATACTCCGCAGAAAAAACTAAGCAGCTTAAAAAGGTTTGGCATGATGAACGCCGAGCAAAAGAAGCAGCCGAGCGGGAACGCGAAGCTGCGGTTACCTTTGCCCGGAAAATAATGGATGAAAACAATGCCTTAAAGCAGGATTTAGGCAGAGGGGAAGGGATGCTGATCGATACAGCTAAAACTTCCGCTGGTCATGAACTAGAAGTTGCTAAAAGAAATTTTAGAGAAGCCTACGATGCCGGGGATGTAGATGCGGTAACAAATGCGCAGGAACAGTTAGTTTCGGCAAAGATGAAACTCCAATCAGCCGAAAACTACGTTGCCCAATATAATCCTGAGGCTTTACAAGCAGCACGGAATGATATAAATAATACTGTAGAAGGTGATTGGTCTGCACAACAGGTTCCTCAACAGGAAGCACCCCTACCGGATGAAAAGGCCGTTGCGTGGCAAAAACGCAATCCTTGGTGGGGGCAAAAACGTGATATGACCAGTCTTGCGTTCGGCCTACACGAAGATTTAATTATGAATGGTGTAGACCCAGCGTCTGATGAGTATTACGAAAGCATAGATAAAAATATGCGAAAACGATTCCCTGAAGAATTTGCAGGGGAAACGTCGGAAGAAACAAGTTCACCAAAACGAGCTAGGTCCCAAACGACTGTAGTTTCTCCTGTTAAAAGGACCACTGGTTCAAGGAAAGCAGTGATAACAGCATCAGAAAAGAGGCTTGCAGATAGACTACAGCTTACACCAGAAGCTTATGTCGCTGAAAAACTGAAATTAGAGGCACTACAAAATGGTTGATGGTACTAGATCCGTAGGACGCCCTCCTCGCGAAAGCAGAGAGGGAGAGGTTCGCGCCAAAAGGGAAAGCCCAAAAACATGGACACCCCCTGAGTTGCTACCGAGTGTGGACAAAGAATCTGGTTATGCCTATAGATACATTCGCACATCTGCAATGGGTCAATCAGATCCTAAAAATGTGTCTGCCAAATTTCGGGAAGGGTGGGAGCCTGTAAAAGCATCGGAACATCCGGAAGCTTTTTCAATGGCTGACACCGATAGTCGATTCTCTGATGTTATAGAAGTTGGTGGACTTCTTCTTTGCAAAACAAATGAAGAACTTGCCCAACAGAGAGATGCGTATGTTGCTAATAGAACAAACCAAGCTACGCAATCTGTTGATAGTAATTACATGCGTGAAAATGACCCACGGATGCCATTGTTTAAAGACAAGTCAACTAAAGTGACTTTTGGCCCCGGAAAAGGTTAGCGCATAATTATTCAACGTAAGTTTAAGAGGATTAAATATGGCTACTTCAGCTACTCCTTATGGGCTTAAGCCTATAGGGCTAATCGGTGGGCAATCTTATGCGGGATCCACTAGACAGATAAAAATCGCATCTGGGTACGGCACTAACATTTTCAATGGTAGTGTTGTTTCTATCGTTGCCGCAGGCACATTGGAAATTGTTACTACCGTAGGTAGTAACGCTTCTCAGTTTCCTGCTGGCACAATTGGTGTTTTTGTAGGCTGTTCTTACACTGACCCCAGCACTTCCCAAATGACCTTCAAACAATATTGGCCTACTGGTACGGTAGCTTCTGATGCTGTTGGATATGTCGTCGATGATCCTGACGTACTATTCATGATGCAAGCAGATGCGGCGGTTCCGCAGACAGCTTTGGGAATTAATGCCCCGCTTGCTGCTGTGCAATCAACCAGCACAGGTTCAACAACTACGGGTAATTCAACTTCCGCTCTAGACGCAACAGTGGCTGTGACGACTGGGGTTGCCTTTAGGATTGTTGATTTTGTTGATAGTCCAACCTCTACAGTAGGTGATGCGTATACTGACGTAATAGTCAAGTTTAACAATCACTCTTACTACAACCCAGTTGGGATCTAGGAGTAATTAACTATGGCTATGAGTAGAGCACAACTACTAAAAGAACTCTTGCCGGGGCTTAATGCTCTTTTTGGGCTTGAGTACGCACAGTACGGTGAGGAACACAAAGAAATTTTCGAGCAGGAAACTTCTGAACGTTCATTTGAAGAAGAGGTGAAACTCTCTGGTTTTGCAGCCGCTCCGGTGAAAAACGAGGGATCAGCCATCTCCTATGATAATGCGCAAGAGGCGTACACGGCTCGATATAACCACGAAACTATTGCTATGGGCTTTTCGATTACGGAAGAAGCTATGGAGGATAACCTCTATGACTCCCTTTCCGCTCGATATACCAAGGCATTGGCTCGTGCGATGGCTTACACGAAACAAGTTAAGGGCGCGAATATATTGAATCGTGCTTTTGATACGGACTATACCTTCGGGGATGGCGTAGTTTTGTGTAGTACCGCACACCCATTAGTTTCTGGTGGAACTAATTCAAACCGTCCTACCACGGCATCGGATTTGAATGAAACGTCGCTTGAAGCTGCGATAATTCAAATTTCTAATTGGACGGACGAACGAGGGCTTTTGGTTGCTGGTAAACCGAAGAAACTTGTTATTCCACCTGACTTGATGTTTATCGCCCAACGATTATTGAAATCTGAAGGGCGTGTTGGCACTGCTGATAATGACATTAACGCAGTTAGGTCACTGGGCGTTGTTCCCGGTGGGTTTAGCGTTAACCATTATCTTAATGATACTAATGCTTGGTTTATAACTACCGATATTCCTAATGGTCTGAAGTATTTTGTCCGTACTCCGATGAGTACAAGCATGGACGGAGACTTTGATACTGGGAATGCGCGTTATAAAGCTCGTGAACGGTATTCGTTTGGTGTGTCTGACGCATTAGGAATCTTCGGTAGCCCCGGAACTTCCTAATAAGAACGTAGGAAGGGGTACTTAGTACCCCTTTTTATTCAAACTGGGAAAATTAGCCCTAGCGACTGCCCCAGCAGACGCTTACCAAGACTCTAGGGCAAAACCTTTGGTAAGGAGGTACTAAAAGTGGCTAAAACTACTTTTTCAGGTCCCGTTCAATCTCTGGCTGGCTTTATTAGTGCTGGTTCGAACAGTGTTGTTAGTCTAACGGCAGATACTACGTTAACTGTTGCAGCACACGCAGGAAAAATACTGCTAACTAACGATGCTGATGGCATATTTACGCTGCCTTCTATTGTCACTACTACCCCTAGTGACCCTACAGATCCCAACCAACTCAACAATCTTGGTGCAACTTTCACTTTCGTGGTGGTTACCGCCGCTACGGATATGGATATCGTGACCGATGGAACGGATAAGTTTCTTGGTATGGTGTATACCGGGATTACCACAGCCGCTACAGGCAAGACGTGGGTTTCTGCCGCCACCAATGATGTCATTACGCAAAACGGCACCACCAAAGGCGGAGTTGCTGGGAGTTATATTCGTGTAACGGCAATTGCTAGTGCCCAGTATTTTGTTGAAGGAATGCTGCTTGGTTCTGGAACTATTGTCACACCTTTTGCTGACTCATAAGGGGGGGTTGCTATGCCAAATGTAGGCGGTAAGCGGTTTCCATATACCGCACAGGGTATGCGTGACGCCCAAAACTATTCCGGCATTAGTGGTATACCCGTAGACCGTGCATATCGAGGTGGTGGGTCCATAGATATGTATGGCGAAGGTGGCAAGGTCACAAAAAAACGTGCGAAACGCCGTATGGCTGGAAAAGCCAATGTCGCCAAGAAGGGTATTGACGGTATGTCGCGGGTAAAAACTAAAACCAAATACTGCTAGGAGTGGTTTATGGCTCTTTCAGACGTACAAGCAGTATTTATTACTGCTGACACAGTGGCGCTTGATGCGGATGGTATATCAGTAGCAGCAGCCGTTGGAGATGGCGCAGCACTTGTAATAGGTGGTGCGCTAGCTTCTGGTGGCTCTTGTACTTTTAACGCGGGGCGAGTTGTAACTATTCTTTCTGCTGGTGATGATTCTGGTATATCGTTTACTGTAACTGGGACTGATGTAAATAGTGATTCCCAAACGGAGTCCATTACAGGCGCAAATGCAGGAACAGCTACTGGGGCTAAATATTTCTTAACGATATCTGGTATTTCAGCAGTTGGTGATCCCGCAGGTAATGTTTCCGCAGGAGTGAATGCTTCTGCTGGTGATGTCATTTTTGCCGGTCGTTCTCGCCTTAAAGGGGTGTTCACAGTTAACTCTGCAACAGCAGGGACGGTTAGTTTTACGAATACTTCCCCAGCAGGCACAGCTTTGATGAAGCTAGGTACTGTCGCTTCGGCTACTGTATCGAGAGATGTCACTGTTCCCGATGAAGGTGTTGTGTTTAGTGATGGCGTCTATGTGCAATATACGGTTGCAACCTTCACCAATATGACTGCGTATCATGCGTAAGGAGAATTAGTATGGCTGGTCGCGAACTTGACGAAACTGGTAAAAGCCCGGCGGAAATACGCAGGCTAAAAGCGCGGCGAAAAAGAATGCTCGCTGCTGCTG